ATAACTGGCATTTGGTTGTTGGTAAATATAAGATCAGCACTAATACAATGAGTTTTTATTTAGACAATACATTAATTGGAACACAAACTGTAACTCAATATTCTGCTCCAAATACATTTGTATTTGGCGGAAATGCTCAAGAAGCCAACGGTAATTTTTTCTCAGTATCTAACTTCTTTATAGCATCTGCAGATTCAATTACCACTACTGTAATGGGCAATTTGCTTACGTATGCCTCATCAAATTCAATTCAAGCTTATGCAAATATGGAGATGCCAAGATTTGGAAACAATAATGCATTTAATGATTTTGTTCGATACAACAATGCATTGATTGATTTAAGATTTGATGAAGCAAGCGGTAATCCATTAGACTATGGAATATTAACGACTCAAACTAATTATATTACTCCAAAACCAACATTTGTAGTAACTGGAAACGAACCCTACTATCATGTTTATAGTAAAAATACATATGCATATTGGTTAACTAGTACCAATACAAAGATAAGCGCTATTGTTGATTATCTAGATTATATGGATACAGATACAACTTTGCTTGTTCATGCAAAAATTGCTGATAGCCCACTACCAGGATTAACAAACTGGCTTGGATCAACAGGACATTTTGGTGGACCATTTGGATGTGGTCTATCTTTACAACTAACTACAACTGGTGCAATACGTGCAAGAATTAGAGATGAGGCTGGATCAAATACAATAACTACATCTGGCTATAACTATGCAGATAATCAATACCATCTTTATGCAGTTACAAGAGAATTAACACTAGATGGTGCATTTCTTAAATTATACATTGATGGAAAGTTTGTGGCTTCTACTGCAACAACAAAAGTTCTTACAAACAATGGTCTTGTTATGGTTGGTGGAGAAGGAGATACTTTTGGCGCATGGGATGAAGCAAAGAATACTGAAATAGACAACCTATCTATATTTAACTTTGCTTTTACTGAACAAAATGCATTTGAAGCTTATCGTGCATTAACTCTTGGAGAATTCATGCCAGCGCAATCGGTTATGGTTCAACCAACACTAATAAAAGGAACTGGACGGACAATAAATCCAGGTGTTGCATATTCAACTGCATTATTAGTTAATCCAGGACAAGAAGATACTGTAAATCAATTAGCAGTTCCATTAACTGCATCTGCAACAATTCGGCATCCAAACTATGTTGCTGAAGTATTCTTAGATGTTAATTACGGAGCAACAGCAGCAATAGCATCAGCTCTGTTGCATATGCCTCAATACAGCATTGGTGAATTTAATACATCTGATCATATGGATGCATCAGCATTATTTGTAAATCCACAAGTAAGTACTCCTGGCAGCGTAAGCGCCAACCCAATGATTGCACAAGATGCAACATTTGTTTTGCCAGGTGTTGTTGTTATAAAGGGATTCAGACAATATGCGGAACCAATGAAGGCAACTTCTATATTGGTATTGCCTCCTAAATATGTGTCTCTTGATGATGATCAATGGTATGTAAGAATGGTAACAGAACATGCAGATAGAAAAACAGAACCCGTTCAGGCATACCTTTCAAATCTTCCAAATCAAAGATCAACTGACATTATTAGTGGTGGTTTCCTTGGATTCTTTAATTCTGTAACAACAGATATAACACCAAAAACAACTCCAAATTATATAAACAATTCTATTCCAGCTTATTTCTTTAAGCAACTTGGCTCATATGAACTAGACAGTAATGGAAATATTATTGGTCTTGATGAAACAGCTGGGGCTGTTGGATCTATTGCAACAAGAAATTCATTATCTCCAACACCAATACTTTCAAAGGGATACTTTGATGATAAAGAACGCAAGGCTGTTAGAGTTACAAATATTGAATTTCCAATTGATGGAACAAGTGAAAACCATTCACAAAGAACATGGCATCTAGAGTTCAGCATTAAAACAAATAAGTCTAGCCAAGTGTTAGCTTATGGTAAATGGTCAAGCTTCTACTATAACCAAAGATCTATGGGAACAGTGGGATTATATAATGGAAAAATTTCTCTTATGGAATCATATCAGCAAATTGGTCAAGCAACAGTAGTTCCTCACCCATCAAATATGTCTGCTTTGTCTGCAGCTAAAATTAATTCAACACAATACATGCTTGGAAATCAAAGAATTGATGATGATAAATGGCATCATGTCGTAATTCAATATGGATATGATGATTTCCGTACACAGATTTGGATTGATGGAAAGCTTGATAAGCAGTTAATATCACAAGGAATTGTGCCTGGATTTAACGGAACAAATAATATTAGACCATATATTATTGGATTTAACAGCGATGATGCAAATCTCTATTCAGACTTCCAAACATCTGGCTGGAATTTCTTACCTGGACGTTTCATTGGTGCAAGAAATATTGGATTAAATTATCAGGCTTATGGAAAATGGGTTCCAGTTAAAGCAGAACCAATGCTTGCATCAATTGCAGCAACAGAGGAAAATAAAGCTATTGGTAATAAGTCTCGTGCATTGCTTCTTTATTGGAGCGCAAGAACACGACCAGGCTTTCCATATTTATCTGATAGGGAAGCATATACATTTGATACGGATCTTTTAACTACAGATGATAAAAAAACACCTCCACAAGATTATTATGGATGGGACATCTTTCCAGTATCAGTATTAGGTGGTGTCGCAGCAAGCGAAATTAATAAAGATAGCGTATGGGGTGCTGGAAATTATAAAAATGATATTACTGGAGCACCAAGATATCTTGATGTTGTAAAGGATTTAGATTTATCACAATTTGATGCAATCTTTTTCTCTGACTACCCAGAATCAAGTGCTGCATTAGATGCTTTAATGCGTGATGAATATGCAGATAGTTATTTTCAATTAAAAGATAAAGACCTTTATGCTGATTTCATAAAATCTTTAAGAGCAGCGGTTGATACTGGAATATCTTTATTTGTATCAAGCTATAGACTTGCATTAGATATGGGTATTGTTGATAAAGTTGAAATGATCCCTATATTTAATGAAATTCAAAGCGATCTAGAAAATTATTCAGATTGGCATGGAGCAGTTTCTACTGGAAATTCCAAACTTGACGAAAATGATATTTATGTCTATGAAGGTCCAGATGATATTCGAAATGTTAAGATTGCATCAGATACTGCTGCTGGATTCCTTGATGTTCAAAATAATCAGAAACACAGAATTGTTACACCAATTCCATATTTAACTGATGACTCAACATACATTCATACAGATCGTGCATATTATATGAATGATGATAGATTAGATTGGGCTGGGCCAGACAAAATTTGGAATAGATATGAATATAGAATTAATGGCTTGCAGCCTGGTGATGAATTTTATTTTGGTAATATTGATCCATATTTATTTGGAATGCGTGAAACGCATCAAGGCCATATTAAAGCAGTTCCATTTGAAAATGTAAAAGCTGGAAAAATTGTAACAGCTCAACCATTACAATACTGGAAGAAAAATACATTGGTTGATAATCCATATGCTAATTATGCACACGTTATTGCAGTAGAAGAAAATGATATTTTAAATGGAACACCTGTTGGAGGAAAAATATATGTAAACTTCTCTGAACCATTCTGGGATAGAAGAGCAGAATTTGGAACTGTTGATTTAATCACAGATTATTGGATTAATATAGCCTTTGATTTAGGAATAATTGATGAACAAAAAAGAGATGAATATAAGGCTAGTTCAAATTATACTCCAAATTCTGCAACTGGTGCAGCTGCTGATGTAAGTAGATACTGGAGTTATAATGGAATGTATACATTCTTAAGTATTTCAAACGGAGATATGTATTCGGCTATGCTGGGTCTATTATTTGACGATAAAACTGAATATGGAATGATGCCAGCAACAAGAAAAGGACTGCCTTCTGCAACTAGGGCTAGAGATAAGCTTGGAAGATTTGCAAGTGGTTCTGGTGGTGGATCTGGAGGAGGACTTCCATTTGCTAAATTAGAATATGGAAGAGCTATTCCTTCAATGAATGTCTATATTCCAAATATGTTAACTAGAGGATTCTGGTGGTTATCTGATAGAATTAGATATACTGGACTCGTATATCGTTCAGAAGCAATGACTGCAACTATAAAAATGCCTTTAGCTTTGGCAAGACCAGACAAGGCAGCGGTTATAAATGCATCATCTATGATTGCAAACGCTAATATTGGAAATATACAAGGACTAGCACTTAATTCTACAAACATACTTGTTCTTCCAATGACAGCTAATGGAATTATGGTTGTTCTTGGAAAGAATGTTTTCGCACCAGTTTATACTGTTGTTGCAGATATGATGAGACCAAGCGTTATTACATTTGCTGCAGAACCAATTATATTAACTGTTAGTACGTACGAACCAACTTTATACTTAAGAGGAGATAAAATAAAATGATTAGTCAATATTGGGTAGGACAAATACCAGAAAGACCAATGTCCGTTCAGATAAATGATTCAGAAGGGCAGGCATTAAATTTAAGTGGTTATACCACTTTTAATTTTAAAATGCTTGATAGCAATAATACAGAGGTTGATTTATCTGGCGGACAGGTAGTATTAACACAACTTTTTGATGGTAAATTGTCTTATGTTTGGCCAACTACAAAAAGTTTATTCCAATATCCTGGAGACTATATTGTTCAGATTGAATTAACTGGAACTGGTAAAAAAGATTATACAAATACACACACTATACGAGTGCGTGAACTTGGAAAGAGGTTCAGATAATGTTTAGTACATTAGCAAGTGTCCAGGAATATACTGGCAAAAATTTACGTGGTGAAATAAATAATAGAAAAGAACAAATTGCTGCATTAAGAGTAGATGTAGAGGGACTAGCAATAGATCCAGATGCTATTGACACTCTATTTGAGGCTGGCGCTCTTATAAGAAGAGCTCAGTCTATTATTGAAATTTATATTGGCAAGGATGAAATTGATATTGAAGATCCTGCTGATTTAATTCTTTTGGACAAAATGACTGCATATCAGACAGCCTATATGCTTGATAATGAAGAAGCAGTATTTAATCAAGTAGCTGTAACAAGTCAGGGGCAAACTGACTTTATTGTTAATTTTAATGGCAATATGATGGCTCCATGGATAGCTCCTTTAGCTGTCATTGCTAGCAAAGGTTTAACATTTAAAAAACCAAAATCAATTAGAACTGGTAAAATATTCCAGCGTTCAATAAATACAGGATGGAATAAAAACTAATGAAACTAGTAACAACACGACCATTTAATTTTACAGCTTTATATAGTGCATTTGAAACTATAATAGATGGCGATGCCGAAAAAAAGGTATTCCTGAAACCAGTAAAAATTAAATGTGCTGTTGTTGCAAATGCAGTTGGAGAACTAACCATTTACACAGACGCACAACTTTTAAATGGTGGAGGAATTGGTCTTGTTGCAAATAAACAACAACAATTACTTTATCCAATTGGTACAATTACTGGTGCTGTATGGAGAGTTATTGAGGGACAGCCATTAACAGATTCTTGGGGAAATAAAAATAGATATCGTTATCGTTGTCTCATGATAGTTCCTCAACAAGGCTCAGTTACTGAATCGGCTCCTGGTGAGTGGAATCAAGAAAGTTGGTGGAAAGTTTAATGGCTAAATATGCTAAATATGAAAAGGGAATAGGATTAAGCTCACAACAATCGTATCAAAGAGCAAAGCCAAGCAAAGGAAATCCTGGATACTTTAATCAATCATATTTTGGTGAATTAGTTAATTCAATATTTCAAGATTCTATTGATGCAACTGGAAATGCTGGGCAGGTAGCAATTTTAGAACAAATGTATGAAAATTCTATTGATGCAATTCTTCAAATATCTAGCATTGGAAGAAGACCAAATAAAACTATTTATAAATCAGCAATGCTTCTTGGATCATCACCAGAAAAGTTTAATGCAGTTTCAATTATTTGCGAGGAAATTGCTGAGAAACTATGTAAAGCATGGGACGATGCAATGGGCGGGGATGCGTCAGGAATAAAGCTTTATATGGATTTAGGACCAGATTATTTTAATACAAACACACCAACAATGAATGCTCTCCAGTATGGATTAAGAGCAAGCATGATTATGCGTGGATTATGAGCGGAATAGAATTAGCCCTATCAATAGTGGGCGGAATCATATTTATACAATTACAACTAATAGGAATGGTTAGATGGTTAGTTAAACATTATTTATCAGAACTTGTCCCAAATTCAGGCTCATCAATGAAAGATCAGATTAATAGACTTGAATCTAGACAGCATGAAATCCTAGTACATTTAATAAATAAGGCTTGACATAAGAAATATAGCATTGTATAATTAAATCATCTTATTAAAGGAGGATGATTATGGATTATCATGATTATAGGGATGCAATATTTGCGTCAGATTTAACGGCACCGCAGAAGATATTAGCACTTGCTATATCTTATCATTATAACTGGAAATATCAAGGCCCAGCTTACCCATCAAATAAAACCCTAGCAAGAGAAACAGGGCTGGCAATAAGTAGCATAGTGAAAGCTAAAAGGGTACTAATAGATAGAGGATTTATTACCTCAGAACAACGATTCAATAACTCCTCAGAATATACCTGTAATATACCAGAGCAGTTGGTATGCTCACAGATAGAATCTAACAATGAATATAACAATGAACTTAACAATGAAAAAGATAAAGGTTCTAACGAACCTCTAGTTTCTAATATAATTACAGCTGAAGAAGTAGAAAGTTTATTATCATGGTAGAAGGAGATATTTATTATTGTAAGTTATGTGATAAGTACACCAGATACGAAAGCGACTGTCCCGCCTGCGACAGCCCAGCACAAAAAATAGGATGGATGAAAAGTAATGAACGCTAGAGGAAGAACACAACAGGGATTATGCGGATGTGGAAATTTGCAAAGAAATGTTGGAAGAAACCCAAATGGAGTAACAATATATGGAACTGCATGTAATAGCTGCCACAGAACTGGCAAAAAAAGCAAATTAGATCATTGTCAGCGATGTGGCTTTAAGGGAGAAGATCCAGTACAATTAGATGTTGACCATATAGATGGAAACAGATCAAATAATGATCCTTCAAACCTACAGACATTATGTGCAAATTGTCACAGATTAAAGACTAAGCAAAATAAAGATTGGGATAAGAAAAAATGAAGAAATGTGCAATGTGTTTTATTGATAAAGAAATAATAGATTTTAATGTTTCTAATAGAAAGTATGGAGATGGTAGATCTAGCTACTGTAAAGAATGCCAGAGTACCTATTACAAGGCCTACAATGCCGCTAGGAAGGCCGCACAACCTAAGTATGATAGGCAGTTTAAGAAATGCAGAGATTGTGGCTTAGAAAAGCCTATAAACCAATTTGGTAAAAGGTCTATTAGTCCTGATAAACATAATATTTACTGCAAGCCATGCTGGAGACAAAGAGTTAAAATAGCTTCAAGAAAGATGAGAAATGGCGGGTAGACCAAGAAAGATTAGATCAGATATAGGTACAAAAAGAACTAGAGGCGAATACAAGAATAACCAGGATAAGACAGGTAAGACAGTTAAAGAAAATGCTGCCTTAAAAGGATTCTGGATTGATCATAAATTAGAAGATATGATGTTACTCACCAGTACAGAATTAGATAAAGTTATTGATGAATGGCTAAACAAATATCAGACTACTCAACTAAAACGAGATAAATTCTGGTGGTATCCAACAATGTACTATGACCCAAAACCAAAGCCTAAAAGAACTAAGAAAGTAAATACTTCATTCAACTCTAGCTTTGTGCAAAAGAAAGTGATATAATTATCTTGTCGTTGCCAAAATGACACACACCTCCATATATATGAGAAGCCCAACTTATTCACCTAGGTTGGGTTTTCTTATGTTTTGATGTATACTTATACTTAGAATGCAAGGACGGAACAACTAGTGGATCCAAGAGATTTTATGACTAATAGAGCTACAGGTAAAAGACTTTACCCATATGCAAAAGATGTCTTTTATCATCCAGCTGGAATACTATCCATGACAGTAGAGATATATGACGATATAGATACACATGAGCAAACATTTGGATTTAATGTGCATGGGACTCTCAAGGAGTTTCTAGATCAACTTTATGAGGCGGAATGACAAAGATAATAGACGTTAATAAGCACGGTATCAGAAGAGAAATAGATCACCAGAAGAAAAAGAAATCTGGATATAAAGGAAATAAACCAAAAGATATTAACATATCTAATGAAAATACCATAAAGATGCGTGATCGTAAAGAAAATTATGCATAAACATATAGATCGACATATAGATTTGTCGACAATTGGAGGAATAAATGGGATATCCAGTATTTACTGAAGAGCAAATAGCGGAATTTATAGAATGTGCAAATGAAATGGGAATAGGCCCTGCTATGAGATATTTGGGGTATCCTAAATCGTATCATACGGCCAAGAAGTTCTACATACAAAGAAATATGGAAATGCCTACAGCTAATACATTAGCAGTTATGGCAAAACAATTAGACATTTTCTATACAGATAAAGAGAAAGTATTGGCGGCACAGGCAGTAATAGACAGATCAGTAGAAGCACTATATGAAGATACCCTAGTATCAGATGATATATCTAAACTATCTAATGCAATACATAAAGCTATTCAGACTATTAATCTAATTGAAGGTAAGTCTACTAACATCAATGAGAATAGATCTAAAGATGGATCTGATTTGGCTATAGTAGATATGTTGAATGAAGCCAAGATGAGATCTGAATCTATTAAGAATACATTAAAGGTTGTAAATTAATGGACCACCCACTTGACAAAAATAAATAAAAATATTATTTTTGCAACTATAAAGAAATTTGGACAATAAAAATGAATACTATATCAAAACATATTGAAGATATTGATCCAAAGCTTTTTGGAATATCTGAGGGTCGAATTGAATTAACTAAATATGACCCAATGTTATTTGCATTGCTTTATTTGCCACACCATTTAAAAAATTCTACAGATGAACTTACTCTCTCTGAATTTCACTGGGATCTTTCTGAATATGGAAAGACATGGATCAATAAAGCCACAGAACCTAAACAAGGAAGAGATGCATTTATTGCTCCTAGAGAATGTGGCAAGTCAACATGGATCTTTTTAATTCTTCCTATGTGGGCCGCCGCCCATGGTCATATTAAATTCGTAGCTGCATTCTCAGATGCTGCTTCTCAGGCTGAAACTCACTTAATGACATTTAAGAATGAATTGGAGACAAATGAATATCTCAAAGCAGATTACCCAGAATTATGCACACCTAAAGTTGTCGCAAGCACTGGGCGTTCCCTTGCATCAAATTCTTGGCGTATTGTTCAATCAAATGATTTTATCTTTGACGCTAATGGTATTGATACTAACTCATTGGGTAAAAAAGTCTTTGGTCAACGTCCTGACCTCATTATTCTAGATGATATTGAAAAGGGTGAAAAAAACTACTCTGAATATCAGGCTGGTCGTCAGATGAATACTGTATTTGATGATATTGCACCTATGAATATTTATGCTCGTATGATTATTGTGGGTACCACCACTATGCCCAACTCTATGATGGACCAATTTCGTAAGCACTCACAAGGAGATAACGGCCCTGAATTACAATGGATTAAAGACCAGAATGTAAACGTTCACTACTATCCAGCCATTATGACGGCTGATGACGGCTCAGAACGCTCTGTATGGCCTGAGAAGTGGTCTCTAGACTGGCTTCAAAGCCAAAGACACTTGCGTGACTTTGCTAAGAACTATATGAATAAGCCAGTTAATACTGATGGAAGCTTCTGGACATATGAAGATGTAATCATTGAAGATTTACAGGAATATGGAAATACAATTATTTCTATTGACCCAGCGGTGACAAAAAATAAAGTTTCTGACTATACTGGAATTGCAGTATTGAGCAGAGGAGATAATGATAATATATATGTAAGAGATGCTTTTCAGCTGAAAGTATCTCCATCTGAGTTATCAGAAAGAGTGGCAGCACTCGTAGATATATATGAACCTGGTGTCATATATGTTGAAACTAACCAGGGCGGTGATCTATGGAAGGATGTTTTTAAAGGCATTCCTGTAAAATATAGATCCATTAGGCAATCAGTATCAAAGCAAATACGTGCTGGAAAAGCTTTGAATTATTACCAACAAGGGAAGGTGCGACATACCTCTCACTTTCCATCTCTAGAAGAACAAATGTATTCTTTTCCAAAAGTTTCACATGACGACGTTCTAGATGCAATGGTTTCTGGAGTACTTTATTTTCTAGATAATAAAGCTCCAAAGGTATTGGCACGTCAACTTAATTATCTAAGGAGATAAAATGGATAACATTAGACTAGCAATTGATTATATATTAGCTAAAAAAGAGCAATATAATCGTGCTGAAACATATTATGAAGGCACACAACCAGAAGTTTTCTTAAATCAGAGATGGTTTAAGTTATTTCAAAAGAACCAAAGCGATTTTAGATTTAATTTTAGCAAAACTGTTGTTGATGCAGTATTAAATCGTTTGGAAATTGAACAAATTGAAACAGATTCAGATGCCGCTGATGAATACATGGCAGAACTATTAGAACAATCAGATATTCAACTTGATATCAATGAGATTCACAGAAATACTCTTATTTACGGAGACTCATATGCAATAGTATGGCCAGATGATAAGGGTAAATTAGCAATTGATTATAATTCACCGCTAACAACAGTAGTAATTTATGATCAAGAGAATCCACGAAAGAAGCTATTCGCAGCTAAAATGTGGCAATATGCTGATTACAACACAAAGAAGATAAATCTTAATCTTTATTACCCAGATCGTATTGAAAAATATGAGGGTTATGGCGAAATAGAAAACATGGGAACACCACAAGGAACTAATTTTATTCTAATAGATACAATTGTCAATCCATGGGGCGAAGTTCCTGTATTTCATTTCCGCACACATAAGCCATACGGAAGACCAGAGCATGCAGATGCGTTTGGACCACAAGATGCTATCAATAAGCTTGTCAACACACACATGCTCACAGTTGATTATCAAGGTGCACCACAACGCTATGCACTTGCAAATGGCGGAAATGCTGCAGAGATGGATGACTTCTCTGAGGATGACACTGCAAGAGAAAATATTGGTTCATTAAAAAATGGTCCAGGAGAACTTTGGTATCTACAAGGTGTAACAACTGTAGGTCAGTTCCCAGCAGCTGATCCAAAGACATTTACAGAACCAGTAATTGAATTTGTTAATCAAATGGCAGCAATTACATCAACACCAACACATTACTTTATGAAAAACACATATGTTGTTTCAGGACAAGCACTTCGTGCGGCTGAAGCACCACTTGTAAAGAAAGTAAAAAATCGTCAATTGGCGCTTGAGTCTACATGGAAAGATTTATTCTTATTCATGCTTAAGATTGAAAATATCTCAGCTAATATAGATATTGATTGGTCAGAGGCAGAAGTTGTCGATGAAGTAGATCAATGGGATGTTGCAGTAAGAAAGAAGTCAGTAGGAATGCCATTAGAGCAAATTCTTCTTGAACTTGGCTACGATGGAGAAATAGCAAAAATAATTGCTGACAATGCTTCATCTGAAAATGCCGCAGCACAACAGGCACAAGGACCAACAGAAATTTCACTACGTGGAACTGGTCTTAATGCAAATAATTTGGCTATGCAAGAAGCAGCAGCCGATAACCAATAGGAGAAAAAATGGAAGAAACACAGTTAGATGGTACGTCAACTGAAATAAAAGATCCAAAAGCAGTCTTGGATGCTCTTGACCGTGCTAAAAAAGATGCTAAACAATTTAGATTAGAAAGAGAAGAACTAGAAAAAAGATTTAATCAAATTTCTGATTCTGCATCAAATATTAAATCTAAATATATTAGCCAAATGATAAATATGCACTTATCAGGTCTTGGTATTCAAAATGCTGACAGACTTATGAAATACATTAAAGCAGACGCTTTAACGTTAACAGATGATCTTGAACTTGAGGGTTTAGATGAGCAAATTAACTCAATTAAATCTGATTTTCCAGAATTATTTGATCCAAAACTATTGGTTGGTGGCAAAGCAGATTCTGCACAAGCCACTCCAGTAAAAAAGCCTATGTCTGCAAGCGAAATTCAAGCAAGAATAGCACTTGGAAGATAGTATTAGAAAGTAAAATACGGTATAATTGTATCAGGCAAACTCCAGTTGGACGATTGGGTTTGCGGATATAAATTGGACGATTTTAATCTAATAACTCAAAAATC